GCACCGTTCTTTAAACCAACCCACCAATAAACACCGTTTTGAGTCTCAACAATTACGTGTAAATCAGCTCCCGCCAATAGTAATATATTGTTTCTCTTGTCAGCATCCATTTTGTGGAATATCATAGCTAAAGTCTGAGTCCAAAAGTTAGTACCATTCTCTAAAGAGTGGTTTCCTGCTTCGTCATAACTTGCCGTTTGAGGTCTGAATTTATACGTGTAGAAAGTCTCTGAACTTGTTACAGTGTCAATAACTTCACTAGCGTCATACGTGAAAGTTGTACCCGTTTCGTTATATGCTCCAATATAAACGGTCTTTACACCGCCCGTACTCTCTACACATTGCAACGGTATACCTTCCGTTAATACACAATTTGCCATTTTATTAAATTTTTTAAGTTAAAAAAAAGAGCTGCCACATTTTGCAGCAGCTCCTTTAAAATTATATTTATTGTCTCTTAGTTAGATACAATTCTTGCACCGAAAGCAAAGTTAAATCCAATCTTCATTTTTTGGATTACTCTTACTTCGTCATTGTCCTCACTATAGAAAATTCTGAATTGCTCAGAGTCATCTAATAAATCAGTACCTGCAAATAAGTTAGAAGCCTCAGCTAAGAACATTCTACCTAATCCGTTAAGACCACCAACACCAACAACTTTTACGTTAGTTCCAGGGACAGATTGAGTGAAATCTCCGCCTTGGTTTTCTGCACCTGTGTAAGCGAATAAATTTGCATCTCTTAAAGCTGCTGCGTAAATTCTATACTCAGCGTAACCCATAAACAACGTTAAGTCGTCAGAAGCAATTACGTCAGCAGGAATAGCCGCTACCATTTCGTCAACTGCTGCAACTATGTTAGCAGCATCCATTGCTTTGGCTGTACCCGTAACTACTGCTACATCAGCATCAATTAATTTAATAAGACCATCAGCAAAAACTAAGTTTCCTGCTCCTGCTGTATCTCCCTGCCATGTTAATACTTCTAACATCTTAGCAGTTTGACCACTCAACTCCTCTGCATACATTTGCTCAAAAGGAATTTGTTCGTTGTAAGAACCGGGTTTCATTTTTGATTGAATGTAATACGCCTCTAAGTCATCAACACAAATAGACTCATTCTTTTTAATAGCAGAAACTGACAATGTTTTCTGTGTTAATGCTGTAGAACCTGCTGCACTAAATCCACAAGCACCTGCTGCCCACAATGGAGTAGAAGATAAGATGTTAATAGCTGCTGAACTTTTAATTCCTGGTTGTACTGAAATCATACCCAATGTAACCGAACCAAATAGAGAAGCTCTAATTAAGTCCATTTTGTTTTCGTCTGTATAGGCAGACAATCCTGATAAATCTAAACTCATAATTTATTTTTTTTATTTGTTATTTCTAAATTTTGAAAGTGCTTCGATTGCATCATGTTTTTTCGACACTCTTACATCTTTCTTTTTTACTACTACCTCTTCTTCTGCGGGTAACTTAGAAAACTCTTCAACTTTCGTTTTAAGTTCTTCTACTATTGAAAACTTCGCTAAAAGATCATCAAGTTTAGACTCTAAATTAGTTACCTTTTCTTCTAAAGGGTTTACTACTTCTTCTTCCATAGCTGCCTCTTCTACTTCTTCCGATTCAGGTTCTACTTCGTTAGCAACGTCTGAGATATTACCCTCTCCGTCAACTGTTATAGTAGTTCCATCTTCAAGTTGGTAGGTAGCTTCTCCGCTTACCTCTTCCCCATCTTCGGAAACAATAGAAACGGATGCACCTACTTCTAAAGTTTCGCCTGTAATCTTTAAAGTAACTCCGTCAGTAGTAGTGGCGTCTAAAAATTTCGCCTCCTCAACTACTTCAACGATGTCTTCTTCAAAAATTAAAGACTTTACTTTGTCGATAATTGTTTTTGTTTCACTCATTTAATTAATTATTGGTTTATATTTATATAAGTTTATTCTTTTTCCCCGTTCAACTTCTCTCTAAGAGAGGTTAATATCTCCTCGTCTGTCTTACCTTCTGTAACTAATTTTTTAAGCTCGTTAAACAAGTCCTCTTCTGTAGGTTCTGCTGACATTTTAACCTCTACCAAATCAAAAGAACCCTCTAAGCTAAATCCTGTAAACTCGTCCGACATTATAACGTTATCCCAATAGTCTTTGTCTTGAATATAGAAAGATGCTACCCAACTACCTTTGGGAATGTTAGGATATAATTCAGAGGTTACCCTATCCCCTACAACAAAAGACTCTATCATTGTAACGTTATTAACTTCTGCTTTGCTATTGTGGTCTTCGTTTACTCTATGGATTTTATTATCCTTAAAATACTTCTGCATCATTTTAAAAATAGTGTCCTCAGAAAATTTCACTAAATAATCTCCCATACTTGGAGTACTTCTAAAAATTTCAGTTTCAGCTAACATAACGGGGGATGTAACAACTCTTCGAGCTTCATCTTTTTTAAATAGTTCGGGTTTGCTGAACTTATGCCAAGCTACTTCTGTAGCAGGGGCATCTACAAAGCTAATAGCGTCAACTCCTGACTCGTCTAACTCCTCGTTAATCTCTAAATAAAAAATAGGTAAATCCATAATTATAATTTTTTAGCCAATTTCAGACCGTTGTTTTAAATTGTTAATAGTGTTTTGCGTGTTTGTAATGTCTGACTCTAGTACTACAGCTCTCAAGGGTTGTTGATTTAACCCTCCCCCCGTCCCTACGTCTTCGGACTCTGCACCCTCTAAAGTTTCTGTAGGGAATAGCGTTTCCTGGTTTATAGTTGGTGCTGCTGCAGCTCCCGAAGGAACGCCACCACCTGCACCACTAACACCGCTAGGGGCTGCCCCTCCAATTTGTGAGATAGCTCTAGATGCTGCTGTAACATTCGCTGCAATTCCTATCGCTGCTGCTGCTGTATTAATACCAACAAAGGGTTGACCACCTGTAACGGGTAGAGCTGCAACGGCTTTAGCGTTAGCGATTAAAGTATTTTGAATTATAGAAGCTGCACCAACTGCCGTCTCTACTCCTATCGCTGCTACTTGTATAGCTTTGTTGTCTTCAAAAATAACGGCTAAACTTTTAGAAATTCCTATAGCATTATTTAAAGAGTTTTGTTTTATTGCGTCTTTAGCTTTTGCTGCTGCTGCCTCATCATCTACACTCTTCTCTAAGGCTGCAACGTTGTCAGCTTCTATCTGCTCCCTTGCTGCTTTTTGTTCTTCTGACTCTGCTAACGTGTCGTCCTCATCTGTGTCTAATTCAAACTCCCCTTCTTCGTCTAACTCTGCTAACTCCTTAGCTTCAATATCTTCTAGTATTTGCAACTTCTCTCTCTGTCTATCCATGTACTCCCCATGTGCCGCCTTCTGCTCTTCGTTTAAAGAATTAACGTTAGTTAACTGCTCAGACTCGAAGCCGTTAATAGTTTCTTTAATATCTAAAATTTCCTCTAAAGCGTCCGTTTGCTCGTCTAAGTTTTCGGTAGTTTTACCGTCTATCTCTAACTTTAAATTTGCAACCCTCAAAGCATCGTTTGCAATTGCCAATTCCTCAGAGGCTTGTTTTTTTAATATAGCTCCCAACCTTGTATTTGCCGCTTGTCTCTCTTCTATTGTTCTACTTATGTCGTCCCGTATTTGTCTCTCGTCCTCAGCATCAATTAAGGCTTGTTTATTAATTAACCTTTGCTCTCTTCTTGTTTTTAATAACTTAGCTTCTAAGTCGGACAACTCCTCTATTTTTTTGCCTGCCTCTACAGCTCCGTCTGCGAAATCCTTAACACTTTTGGCTGCATCCTCAAAACCGAAAAGGTCTAAAGTAGTTTCTAAGTTACTTATAAAGTCGTCAATAGCTTTGCCTGCATCCTCAATAGCTGCTGCAATACCATCCACAATAAACTCAGCAATAGGTTCTACAACTTTCATAAAAGAACTAAACCCTGCCTTTAACAAGTTCATACCTTTATTAAGGGAGTTACTACCCTCTTCCGTCCTAGTGAACGCAGTATATAGGGTTGTAGCTACAGCAGCAACTGCCGCAATAGTCAACCCTATAGGGTTTGCAATAAGAGCTTTAAACCCTGAGAGTAAACCCTTAGCCCCTTGAAGGGCTGCACCAAAGCCACCACCTAAACCGTCTAAGCCCTCCTCGACATTCGATAGGGATTCGCTAGAGTCGTCAGCCGATTCGCTCAGGTCTTCAAAGGAATCGTTTAACTTGTCAACATCTTTGACAGCTCCTTTAGTGTTTACATCTACTTCTACCTCTATCCTTTTAGCCATAATTTATTACCTTTCTTTTACTGAATAAGAGCTACTTAATTCTAAAGTACAATTAGTGTTGTCTGTTATATTTGTTACCTGCCAAAATAAATATTCGTTTTGATTTAGTATGGCATTAGCCAACCCTGTGAAATACGTTACATCGCGACCTCCTTGCGAGTTGGCAATTACCCTCGTCTGCTGATATATAACTGTGTTGCTACCGTCATTTAATACTAACTCTATTTTGTACTCATCACTAGCGCCGCCCTCCAAAACAAAATCGAAGTTTACTGTATATTCTTTAGGGTTGTTTCCTAAGTGTCTTAACTGCCCATTTGAAGGACTATCGAAGTGCTGTAAATCTGTATTAGTAAAAGTTCCTAATATAGGGCTTGGATTACCTCCGCTTAATGCCGTTTCAATCTCTGTGCTTATTGTGGATATACCACCAACAAAAGTATTAGGTATTCCGTTGTTATCTTTCCAACTGCATGATAAATTAGAGGCTTCAATATTTGGGGTTAAATTAGTGTCGGTTGGAACGGTTGCCCCGTTTCTTGTTATTAGTACATCTCTTAACTCTAACGAGCTTGCTATAGGAAAGTTTGTATCGCTAAAATCTAAAAACGCAGCAGAGGTTGGTAGGTCTACATTAATGTCTGTTAAAAATCTACTACCCATAGTAAAGCCCGTACCAGCTTTAAATAGTGGCTCAGTCATTCCTGCACTTAACCCCCTAACTATTGAGGTAGAGACTCTAAAGCCTCCGAGCCATGCACCCTTTAATTCTAAAGAAGGGCTCCCGCCAAAACGTCCCGAACCTACTTCTAAGCCTTGTCTGTAATTATCAATAACACCTAACGAAGTACAATCTATATAATTTACTTTTGAAAATTCAAACGCCTCGTTACCTGTTAACGAAACAATGTCGTAAACCTTTGAGGCTGTACCCGTTACAGATATATAATAGTCTGCCCCTAGCACGTTCCCGCTACCTCCGACCTCAGAGATAAACATAGTGTAACTATTTTCGGAAGATGTAAGGGCGGATAAATCAAAGTTGTAACCCTTTAAAGTTATACCTGTTGATGGTATAGTTATTTGAGTAGTACCTATATCTACAATTCCATCTATAAAATATTCCTTAGTCGAGTCTATTGCGCCTCCTAATATAGTGCTAAAGTTAGTTTGGTTTACTATTATTCTATTGTCTAATCCTGCTACTAAGGGGTCAATGATTTTAACCTTCATTGCTCCCGTATCATCTAATACAACATTTTTAAAAAAGTCGTATTGGTCGTTAATTTCTAAGTCTGCCATTATTCAAATATTTTTAAATAGCCTTCTGAGTTTAAGGCTACATCTTCGTAAAATTCCCTAGCATTCAAGGGGTTGTTTTCTGCTCCTGTTTGAGTTACTAACTCAATAACTACAAAGCCGTTCTCATCTAATACAATCTTATCGTAAAATTCTCGTTGGTTATTTATTTCTAAGTCTGGCATATATTTATATAAGTATTTATAATGTGATTGTTTTGTAAGTAATATATACAACTGCTGTACTATCTCCACTTGTAGAGGCTGCGTTAGCTTGTACTGTTAATTTTTTATTTTCTACTATCTGCGTTCCTGTTGCATTTGATTGTCTACAACCTACGAACCTACTAGACCCTAACCCTAATACATTTGAGGATTGATATTGTCTAGCTGCTGACGAGCCTCCTGATGAGTCCGTTACAGCGTCAATCCTTACACCTACATCGAAGGCAGAAGTGTTAAAAATATAACTTACTGACATATCAATTACTCTAAGAGCGAATCCCACCCCGGGAGCATCTGCACCAGGGACATCTATAGCAGAACCCGCTAAGATATTCGCAGCAGATAAAGACACCGTAGTAGATTTAATTGTTAAGTCTACGTCTGCCATAGATTGCACAACACCGTCAACTATATTAATATCCCCTACCCAACTCTCATTGTCTTGCGATATTGTTTTATTAGAAGCTCCAATTATATAAGAGTTTGTTACTCCTGAGTCTATAATATTATTATCTCCTCCTAGTATTACGGAACTTGTATTGTTGTCTCCTATTGTGTTATTCGTTCCCGTTACTATTGTGGACTCACTATTAAACCCTATAGTATTATTTGTTCCTACTGCTAACGTGTCGTAAGAGTTTATAGTATTAACCCCTACGCCCTGCGAAACTGTAGGGACTGCTGTATTGTCTGACCCCTCGTATGGGTTTCTATTCTCATCATTTACCGATGTCTCAGAAGTGAACGCCACACCGTCAACAATTTTTAATAACTCTACTTTTGTTAACTCTGAGTTTGTAGGGTTGTAATCCTTAATAGCATTTATAAAGTAATAGGAATCTCTTACCCAAATTTTAGAGTTTAAATTATCTTTGATAAACGAAATATCTACCTCTGTTAAATTAAAGTAAGAAGTAACAAGCCTACCCTCTGCCATTTGATTTACATAACTCTTCCAATAATTATTGTATTGGTTTGAATCTGTATTTTGGTTAAGTGCTGAATACCATGTATAAGGTAAAGCCCCAAAATTAATATCAACTGTAGGGTCAAAAGGGTTGTTAAAATGTCCTGCGTATGGGTAAGTGGTGTAACTTGTTGTTGTTAGACTTGCACCATTTACCCAAGTAAAATCCCACGTTTTTAAATTGTTGGTATCTATAACACCGTCAAAATATAAAACTCTTAACTCTTCGTAAGATGTAGACGTTCCAATAGCTGAAACTATTAGAGCGTTGTTAGGTGTATTCTGAACTAAAGGAGTAGGAGCAAAAGGGGTTTCTATTTTCTTAGTTCCCTTTGTAAATTCATTGTCAAAAGATACTGTTTGCTTTCCGTAAATATCTCCGCTTACCGTCTCAGTATATTGCTCGTTATAAATGTCGTCCCCTTCTGAATAGGTAAATTCTAACTCCTTATTTTGCAGCTCACTTATTAATTGTATTTTGTCCGCTCTCGAAAAGTCTTTTTTATCTGTCCAATCCAATACACTACCCTGAGCATAATAGCTGTCTCTGCTATCTATTACAATCTCCTTAGAGTTATTTGTACCTCCATAAATATAAACGTTGTAACGCTTTAAAATATCTAATAAGATGTCTTTTTGTTTTGCCTTAGGATTTATATAATTATTCAATACTACAGTATCTCCGTCTGTAGCTTGTCCTCCGTTAGGCTCGTTATATATTTTAGACGTACCACTTCCGAAAGTATCTAATACATTCAAATCAAAGTTAACACTAACAGGGGTTCCCGTTCCCGTTCCTGCGGTGTCGGTGTAGTTCAGATATGTAAAAGAGCTGCCTCCATCTGTAAGCTCGTATTGTATTGTTACCTCGTCCCCTGCGATTAAATATATATTGTTAGCAATAAAAGTAATACTAGCGTTGTCCGTTACGGTGTAGCTATTTCCTGCGTTAAACGTAGAAGCTACTCCTGTGGCTTTAGGTGCTAATAAGTTTGTGTTAGTAGAATAATTTGCACCAACTTTAACCCCGTTAATATAAATATAAGCCCTTATACCGTAAGCGAATCTATTGTTAAGTGCTCTACTATTCTCTTGCGTTACAGGCGTGTTAATTATTCTGTATGTATTTTGCCATGCCTCAATACTTGCAGTACTAAACTCCATTTCTAAATAAGCGTCAAACACCAAATTGTAAGACCCTGTAGAATCTGCTGTATATATATTGGTCGTTGTATTGTAGTGTGCGTTAGGGTCAAAGTTTGGGCTTGTACTATCGTCATCAAAAGAGTCAAACAAAGATATAGCACTATTAAAAGAAGCCCCGTTGCCATTTGCCAAACCACCTAACAAAGTATCATTGTGTAATAGCGTTGTAGCTCCTGACGTTCCCGCTCTAAACTTACGCCTTACTATTTCTGCGTCAGGGAGAAAAATATCCCCACTAACAGAAGAGGGAATTATCTCTTTGTTATATGTTTCATTATCTAAGAATGTGCCCGACAAATTAAAACCGTTAGCGATTGCGATAGCCTCTAAATATGCCTTATGATAAATAGCAGGTTTAAAGTCTGTAGTCTCGTAACTGTCTGAACCTTTTCTTAATAATGGGTAAGCGTAAACATCTGCGGAAGTTCTACCACCTGCCCATGTTGCAGTGATTGTTGGGTGGTCTAAAGTATGGTCGTACTCAGAAAAATCTAACTCACTTAACAACTTATCCCCTACAACATTAAAGAAATCTACCGACTTCTCAAACACCGTTATATTATACTGTATTTTATTACCCGATAAATCAGAGTCGGCTAACTTATCAATACTAACAAGTTGTAAATAGCCATCCAAGGTTACAGTACTATCTGTTACAACCCTAGCAGGTGTCTTAATGTTAGGATTAAAGAATGTAAAGTCCTCATTTACATCGAATAAGTTACCCAATAAGATGTTATTATTCTTAGTTCCTGGAAGTATTACCGTCTTTGAGTAGTTCCCGCTACGTTTTTCGGGGCTTTGAATCTCTCCAACGCTGTATTGTTGGGGTATTCCTATCTCTTTTGATACCTCTAAGACTCCGTTATCTAACTCTATAGTTGTTTGACTCATATATTACCCTCTTTGTCTAGTGTTTTTAACTGCATATTCAAACTTTAAGGAGTAATTAAACACCTTATCCCTTGAAGTATTCTTTACTCTTAGTGAGCTTGTCTT